TCGTTTCTGCGCCTGTTGTATCAGAAATAAGTGCTTTAGTTGCACCACGAACGGTATCCGTTAACTTATGGTCTGTCGCTGCGCTTCGTGATTTTATCCATGTCATCCCACCTTTACCAGCCAAGTCAATTCCGTTAGTGATGGTCTGCGTTGAGCCGTTGCCGGTGTAGAGATAGGTAGAAAAGACCGAATCCACATATAATTGCCCACTTGTAGCTGTAGTGCCAGCTACTTTTAATAAACTCATTTTGTTAACTCCTTGCAATTATCAAAATGCCAGCGATTAGCCGTGTTTATTGCAACGCTATTGTGGCAATTAGGGCATTCAACTTTCTTTTTTGGTACACCTAAAAATCTTTTACTAATTGATGCTTTAAACTCGTCTGACATTTTTTTACCTTTTGTTGGGCTTGGTCTACCTTTCAATGCTTCGCTAGTTTTTCTTTTAGTTTCTTCAGATGGTCTATAAGAAGTTTCTAATCTAGCCTTAGCAATATTAATCTTTCCTTGTTCGGATTTAGGTTTTCGCATAGCCATTTTATGCGCTTCGCTAAACACTCTACCTTTTTGAGATTCTGACTGTTTACGTTTAGTGTCTTCGGTATGTTTTTTACCCCACCAAGTAGCCATTTCACCGCGTTTACCGTAATTAGGATTATTTTTACCAGATAAGTCTCTTTGTAATCCAGATAAACCTTCCCCGCCATCGGTAAGATTTGTAAGCACGCCTGTTTTGTTGTCGCGTCTACCTAACAGTTCAATTAAAAAACATTCTAACTCAAAAGCAATTTTTTCAGTTAAATTGGTGTCTATGTATTTTATAATTACTTCACCATTTTTAGCTAATATATCTCTAATTGTGTTGAGTTTATGCTTATTAGCGCGTTTACCATTAGGTTTAGTCGCTTCTACTATGTGTTCCATAGCTCGATTATCTTTCCCTTTACCAACATAAAATATCACATTAGTAAAAGGATTGATTAAAGCGTAAGTATAGTAAATATTCATAGTACCGTATTACAGGTTTTGCCCTGCAACGAAGCCAAGCCAAGTCGTACCTGCATCGTAAGTGTAGAATACAAATGTATCTTTTTTACCGTTTGTGCTTGTTAGTGTAGGAGCTGTACCGCTAGGCCATTTAACTGCAACACTTGAGAAAGTCCATGTTACCGTACGCGCTGTACCATCTGCTGTAAACTCTAAATTAAACTCGTAGTAACTACCAGTTGTTGGAATATTACTAACTGTAAATGAGGTGATGCTTGCATTTAAGCTAACAGCAAATGTATTAGATAGTGAACAGTCTAACGTTAAAACTCCCGCTGAAATGCTTGGTGCAGTCTTAGTTAACGCTAACTCTTTCGTAGTCAAAAGACCCGTCATCGTGCCGCCAGTGGTTGGCAAGAACCCAGTAATTGATCCGCCTAATGTCAAACTTCCCGATGAGGTAACAGTACCAGATAATGTCAAACCGCTTACAGTTCCTGTACCAGAAACGCTTGTCACGGTTCCAGATGCGCCAGATGCAAAAGATAAATTTCCCGCGCCATCAGTTTTGATTATTTGATTTGCTGTTCCATCTGCTGTTGGATATTTTAAACCCGCAGGATTGTTAATTAATCGTTTAACTACTCCAGATGCATTTTCAGCATAAAGAGCCATATCAGCATCATTAATGTTGATAGCAAGCTCACCCGCAGTTAAATTTGCGGCTGATGGAGCTGCACCAGAAGTTGTAGTACGGTAAAGTTGTATTGGTGTGTAGCCTGTTTGAGCCATGTTGTTACCTCAAATTTTCTAATTTATAAAGCGTTGTCATGTGCAAACCAGTCAATTCATCAATAATATTTTCAAGTGCTGGGATGTTTTTTGCAATTTTGCTTCTGTTTTCATTTAACCAAATTATATCATCGTGAATTAACCGCGTAACGTCTTCAATTTCACCATCAACATCACCAACGATTCCGAATGTGCCTTGATATGCTTCAACGAGCTTGTCAGTCATTTCAATAACGTCATCATAATAAGATCCGAGCGCACGATGAACTTCGCCATTTTTGGTTTTCCAATGTTCAATATGAGCAGCGTTCCTGCTTTCAAACATTTTATCTATTAAATCTTCAATTGTTGCCATTAGAATGTGCCTCCGTTGATACCACTCCACGTTGGTGCGCTTGCGCCTGCCGATGTTAACACTTGACCTGCTGTTCCTGCCGCTGTGTAAGCGTGCGCTGTACCAGTACCATAACCTGCACCACCAGCAGTTGGTGTTGCTGTTGAATTAGTTCCACCAGATGCAATAGCTAAGGTAGCAGAAAGACCTGCCGCTGTGCCTGTCGTGTTTTGATTAAGCGTTGGAAAGTCTGCGGCAACAGCAATCGTCAATGCACCAGTTGTTGTTGTGCTTTTTAAAATACCGGTAGCTAAAGCAGAAGTCCCTGCGCTGTAATCTGTGCCAGCAGTAGCCGCAACCAATGCACTAGAGCTTCCTTTTAGCATTCCAGAAATGCTTGTTGTAAGTGTTATAGCTGGTGTTGTTGTTGCATCTGCTACCGTACCAGCAAAACCATTAGCACTAACAACTGAAACCGTTGTCACAGATCCTCCACCAGATCCAGCACCAATAGCTGTTCTAAAATCAGCGGCATTTAAAGCACTGACCGTGTTATCTGCGTTAAATCTTGGAAAGGTGATTGCACTTGGATTGGTAAGCGTAAACATGCTTTGACCAACAGTCGTACCACCAAGCGATGTTCTGCCTGTAGCCGCTACTAAGTTTGTACTGCCGCCATCCCACTGTAATCTTTGAGTGTATGCACTATCCCAATTTGTTTGACTTGCTGTTGTTGGAATTGAATAACCAGATGCAAAGGTTAACGCTAAAGTTCCAGACGTTGTGATTGGATTTCCAGAAATAGCAAGACCAGTTGGCACAGTCATGTCTACACTAGTTACCGTACCAGTTGCTGTAATGCTTGCCGTAGAAACGCTTGTGATAACACCTTTAGAATTGACAGTAATGACTGGCACTAAAGATGAAGATCCATAAGTATTAGCAGTAACACCAGAAGCAGGTAAATCCGCATTAACTAATGCACGAAACGATGTTGGTGCAGCAGATCCACTTGCAGGACCAGCATAAACAATGTTTGCTGCTTGATCTGAAACAATTAGTGCTGATCCCCACGTTGGCGCAGAAGATCCGCCAGACACCAATACTTGACCTGCTGATCCAGCAGGACTGACATAAAGACCATCAGCACCAGACCAAACAATTGCACCTGCCATCGGTACAATACTTTTTGCAGTACCACCATGACTTAAGCCAAGAATATTTTCAACTTCATTAGCATTTGATAAATCAACCTGTGGATGCTTGTGATCTGATCGTGACATAGATGTGGCAACACCAGCGGATCCTGTTGTTAATCCCGCAAGTGGTGTGCTATCAGAAAGATTAGCGGCAAGCGTTACATTGGCGTTTAACGCACCACCACCAGTCAACCCGGTGCCAGCAACCACTTGTCGTGTAACTGGCACATAGCCAGTAATCGTTGCGGCAATCGTTGATGCGGCTGTTACGCGACCAGTTGAATCTACTGTAAAAACAGGAATGTTTGTGGCATCACCATAAGATCCAGCAGTAACACCTGTAGCACTTAGCTGTGTGCTAGTGATACCACCATTAGCTACACTAAGCGTTACATTGCTAGAAAGTTGACCACCACCCGTTAAACTGGTGCCAGCGATAACTTGCGTTGTTGTAGGAACACCAGCAACACTCAAAAGATCTCCGACTCTGATTTGATAATTATTGCCGTTGTAGACAATCATCATCAAACTATCCTCTGATGCAACAGGTGCTAGTGGCAGTTGTGTTATCCGTGTTGGGATTAAATTACTTGGTACGTCAGACATTCTTTACATCTCCAGATAAGAATTACCGTCTTCGGTAATGAAAAATTCGTCGCCAGCCTCTTGGATTACACCAGCAGGATGCGTGTTAAGTGAAACGTCTGGGCGATTAAACGGCAACACAATTTGATCTGGCGGTCTTGGTGCAAGACGATAAGGATCGTATTCGTCGGTATCTTCTTTGCACACCATCAAGTTTGGGTAATTAGGATCAGGATGCAATTCTGCTAATTTAAACTTGCGCGAACATCTAGCACATATTCCAATGCCAAGTGTCGGTTCGCCTGTTGTGTCTAAAAAGATGCTCATTTTGTGTAGCAACCAATGCCAGGATTAATTTTTGTTGGACTGCCATCGTTATCACCATCCCAAGCACGCTGAAGTGACATATTTGCTTTCTGCTCAAGAACAGGAATTAAATTAGCATCAACTGCTGGTGTTTCTGCCGCCATTCTTGCAGCAAGACCATTTACGATAGCTTCAAGCCAACGCTGAGGCACCTCTACGTCTTGTTGAAGGTTTGTGGTGTCCATAATCTGTCTTTGTCGCCAAAGGATTAACTGTGCCTGCTCTGCCGCAAGAAATGGTGCTGGCCAGATGTTTACCACTGGACTTGGCAAGTCACGTTGAAACCAATAAGAGTTTGGGCGAGAAGGGAAAACTTTGTTGCTTTGATTAACGTAGTCGTCGCGGTTAAGTAATCCAAGTGGAATTTCTTGTGGCATATTGCCAAGCGTAATAGCGTAATAGCTCATCGGACTCGTTGACGTTATTCTAAAATAACTATACGCCTTAGCCGCAGAAATATCAGTCCAGACAATATCACCAGCAACAGCCGTGACATTAGATGATCCTACTGTTGTCCATGTTGATCCGTTATTACTGACTTGAAACGTAACCGCAACTGAGTTTGCTGACCAGTTGATACCCACAGTCGTGACAACGGTCTGTGATGTAAAATCAACTTTATAGCTGGTGGATGTTGTGGTTTCTGCGCCAGAAAGTAACTGCAAGACACGATAATTTAAATTTAGTACATCAACAGTGCCAATTGGAAGTGTCACAATTGGCTGATTTTCGTACATTGGAAGGATAACCTTTTCAATGCACCAGCTCGGTGGTTTGATGTTTGCTAGTTCAGACAAGAAAAGATACAGCGAATCCAAGGCATAATCCTGCATCTCAGCAGTGATTGCCTGCGCTGTTAATCGGCAACGTCTAAAGGCGTGATCCACTACCTTCAAAGCGTTAAATGTTGTATTAGAAATGCTGTCAGAATATGCCATCGTAACCTCAGTTTAAAAGTCTTGACGGCATACTGATACAGTTGCCCGTGTTATCCAATTATAATTGAATAGTCGGTGTAAAATCTATTTTTTCTTCATTGCTCTGCGACCTTCAGACAATGCAATCGCTAACGCTTGCTTTGAATTAGTCACGTCCGGTCCTTTTTTACTTCCAGAATGCAAATCGCCAGCTTTAAACTCGTTCATCACTTTGCCAACTTTAGCTTCTGAAATTTTACCGCCATTTTTCATGGCAATTAAAGGCGATTGTGATGCCACAGGAACTGACTTGCGAACAGGAATTTTTCCTTTCATCATTTCCTGGCGTTGCTCGCGTGGTGATTCACGTTTCTCATGTTGCATCATTGCTTTTTTGCTGGCGTACTTTTCACCAGTAGCTTTTTCAGCTACTTTTCCGCCTTCTGCTTTGCACATTTTAGGAGCTACTTTGCCACCTTTTGCTTTGCACATAGTAGATGATGATGCTTTCTTAGCGGTGCCACCTTCTTTGTAGCCACCACATGATCCGCCCATTGCTTTTTTAACTGTGCCGCCTTCTTTATATCCACACGCACCGCCTTTGCTGTAATGCATTTGCGGTCCAAATTCAAACTCACCGTATTTTAATGTTGCGCCCATGATCGTATCCTCTGTTATGCAGATGCATAAGTTTTAATGCCTTCAATGACAATTGTGTACATATCACCAGAAGATGCGTCTGCTGTTGTGAATAACACGTTGCCATTAACACCTGTTCCACCATTGTTTTGCAAACCACCAAAACTTGAGAAATCCATAAAATAATTGGTATTTTGCGGAATCATCCATGCAAATACATCTGTTGTTGCGTCCCATAAAATACGCACTTCCATGCCATGCGTGGTTGCCCAAATTTTATTAATCTTAACGCCATTACATGCGCGACCAAATGCATTTACGCTAAGTGTTGATGGATTAATTTTGACAACAGCAGTTTCACCTGTGCCGTCAGAGATATTTGTAAACTTGCCAATAAACAATCGTTCACCGTCAAGCAATGTTTGTGATGCTACTGCGTCAGCCATAATGCTCCCCTATTGATTGAAATGAGGCGAATTAACGCCTCATTAAATTAGCTTGCTTGTGTAAATGTCACACCAGTTGCAGCCGCGCAAAACGCTTTTGCAAACCAAGATGTGCCGTCACTTACAACAGTGACTTGATCGCCAGCAACAGCTTGTCCATCAACAAAAGAAATGGTGTCATCAGCAGTGCCAGTATCACCGGCTGCACCAGAAGCAGGATACGCTTGACCTTTGATAATGTTAGCACTTGATGCAGTAACGATGGTGTAGCTTGCGCCAGAAGGAGCTGCGCCTACGATGAATGTGTACATCAAACCAGCCGCAGGTGCAGGAAGTGTTGTCACAAATTCAGTTGCAGAACTTAAAAAGAAAATTGTATTACTTTGTGCAGTAGTCAATGTTGATGCTGCTGTTAATGTAGTAACTGTTTCTAAGCCAGTGATTGCACCAATAAAACCGTTAGTGGACGTCACTGGTCCAGAGAATGTAGTTGAAGCCATGATGTATTCCTCACATGAAAGGTTTTACTATGCAGTCTTCATGTCGTCTGTCTGGTCAGTCGTGCATAGCGTTAAAGGTTTCCAGATGATATTAGTCTATCATAAATTAAATTTAATCAATAGACAAAAGAAAACCCGCTTTCGCGGGTTCCCATTTTTAACTTAAGTGCTTGATTTATAAGGAATCAAACGCCCGCGGTCCCATAGACTCCCCTTGGATCAGTCCATCCGAGCGTGTATCTCTCTGTCGCTTTGTAGCGCATTGAGTCAGTTTCAAAATCACCTTCCATAGATTTTTCAAGACCACGACGCATAAGAAGTTTTAAACCTTCTGGTGCATCAGTTTGAATCCACCATGCAGTAGATGAAGTGATACGAGATAAGTTAGCTTGACCGTCAGCAAGTAAACCCATTGATTTAACTGGGTTGATGTCGTTGTCGGCTGTGCCTGCGCGTAGTGCTGATTTCAACAATACTTCAGCTTGGAAGATGTTTGAAGGACCAGACACGATTTGTTTTGGTGTTAAGCGAATACGTTTGCCGTTGTTGTCAACAGCGTTGCGGATTTGAATTAACATTTGTTCCAACGATGTTTGTGACAAGTTAGCAGCAGTTGATAACTGGTTGCTAAATGTGCCAGAAACGATTGGATGCGCTGTAGAAATCAAAGATACACCGTCACCACCTGTATATGAACCGTTGAATGCGCGGTTTAATACGTTAGCTGCTAATGTTTCTTTTGTTTCAATCAAAGATTGCGCCAAATGTTTAGCGTAAGTTTGACCGATACGGATGTGATCACCATCTTCTACTAATACTTTGGTTAAGCTGAATGCCAAACCATATACTTTGTAGAGGTAACGTTGTAAGAACAACACACCACCAGATTGATAAGATACTGCCATACCGTCTGGTAATTCTGGTGCCGCACCAAATCCATAAAGAACAGGTTCTTCGTGGTAGTTACGGGGAATGCCTTTTTGTTCTTTGAAAACCTGTTTCCACTCGTCAGCACGTTGATCGTAACCACCGTCAAATACTTCGTTGAGGATTGGT